GAAGCGCAGCAGGCAGTCTCCGAATACTACTACTATGTATTACGCGCATGGAACGTCTTCCAAGACGCGTGGTATCATGCGCAGACTGATGGGGTAAGTTTTGTCCACGTCTTTGTTGATAAGACCGCCGGGCCGGAGCGCGATGACCTCGATTTAATCCCACCTACCGACGAGCGGTATCTCGGCCTGCAAGCGCAGGGGTATCGCGTTCGTGACGATCAACTATTGGAGCTACCATATGCCGAAGAGGGGATTGTTGCCCCGCCGGATGCGCCCGCACGTGTCATTTACGAAGGCGAAATCAGCAGCCGTATTTTGCTCGCCCACGAAGTCCTCTTCGACCCCGAAGCGCGGAGTGTAAATGGACCGACAGAGCCACGCGCCCGTTGGGCACTTGTCAGAAGAATGCGCGACGTGCAGCAGGCGCGTCTTGAAACTGGCGACCCGACTATCGAATCGGAAATGGTCATTACCTCTCAGTCTGACGTGTTGGATATGCCTATTGATCGGAGCATGGGTTGGCAACGCGGTCTGCCTCCTTTTCCTACTCGTCGCCAACGCATTATTGACGGTGTGCCTGAGTATCTATTGTGGATTTCGCCTGACCAACACGAACCGGGGCTTGAACTCGGGCGGTGGATGCGAATCGTTGGGAACGTTATCGTGGACGCGGGAGAGGAACTACCGGGAGGAGTCATTCCGCTCGCCCGCTTCACCGATGGAAGCCCGGACACCGATATCTTCCCGCGTCCAGTCATCTCCGATTGGATTGGCGATCAGACGGCGATAAATGCGCTGCTCGGCAGCTTGCTGAAGCACGCCCGCTTCTTCGCGGGTGGACGCATGCTCGCGCCGAAGAATACCATTCTTGAGGAAACATACTCAACCGTTGTCGGCAGTTACGTCGAGTTTCAAGGGATTAAGCCGGATGTGATGCCGCCCGTGCCTGCTGGGCCGGACGCGTGGAAGTTACTCGATTGGATGATTAAGAAGCTTGAGGATAAGAGCGGATGGAGTGACATTGCGCGCGGGCAAATGTCGGAAAGCGGTTCGGCGCAGGATGTTAGTGGCCGAGCCGTACTGGCGAGTCAGCAGCTTTTTGAGCGCACGTTCGGCCCTTCCGTTCGCGCGGCTGCTGAAGGGGCGACCGAGTGGGCGCATCTCATTGTACGATACGCGCAGTGGCTGTTTGACGAGCCACGGCTTATCCCTGCTGTAGGGGGACGCGGTGACCTCGCTAAATCCATCAGCAGTGAGAAGCTTGGAGACCGACCACTAGTTTACGTCGATCCGGAGACGTTGATGCCGATGCCGCGTGCTCTCCGGCAGCAGCTACTTGAAGATCAGTTGGATAAGGGGCGGATTACACTCGCGACGTATCAGAAGCGGAGTTTGTATGCCGACGTGCGCGACTTGCCAATGGGCGAGATGGATCAGTGGCAGCGCGCGATGTGGATTAATACGACACTGAGTGAGAAGTGGCAGGAGATTTCGCAAGTTGACCCGCTAGAACGGTACGCGCCCGACTCCCTGCCGGTGTTGTGGCAGGACGATCCGGCGGCGCATAAGATGTCGTTGATGGAGATTATTCTAGACGAACGTAAGCCGTGGGGGCTCCGCAGTTTGTGTCTAGAGCGGTGGGGGATTTACGATCAGTTAGAGCGAGCACAGCAAGACCCAACAGGTCAGGCACTAGTCCCGCCCGAAATTATCGGGGCACCACCCGATAAGATTGCTGTTCAGCCGCCCCCTGCCGCACTCGCACAGATGGGCGGTGGACCAGCAGCACCGCCCGGCGGACCCCCTGCGCAAGGCGGAATGAACCCCGGCGTGCCATTGTTTAGTCCCGCACCAACGAATGCTCCAATGTTACCCGAAGCGTCGAAACAGGCCGCACCCGCACTCGGCCAAATGGGCGGAGTGGAGAAGGCGGCAGTCGCAGCGGAAAACGAACAAACATGAAATTTGGTCAAATGAAGGCGAACACACCAAAGGCGGCAATAACGCCGTCAGCCAAAGACTTGTATTGGGCGGCGGGCTTTCTTGAAGGCGAAGGCTCGTTTATTGCTGGGGCAAGCGAGCACGTATACGCATCGCAAGTACAACGGGAACCTCTAGAACGTCTTCAAAGGATGTTTGGCGGCCATATTAGACAGCGTACTCCGAATAGCACAGCATTTAGACAGCAGCCAATTTTTGCTTGGCAGATCAGTGGTACGCGCGCACGCGGAGTCATGCTAACTCTCTTTACGCTTCTTTCGCCGAAGCGACAAGAGCAAATCAAAAAGGCGATTACACGGAATTTGCCTAAAAAGGTAAGCAATGATTAAGGATACGGACGACATTCAACAACCCGCGTTGGACCTGCCGGATAATGCGGCGGGTGAAGGCGCGCATGGTGATATCGTAGAATCGGCATTGAACGAAGGCGCGGAAGATGCGCTAATTGAGGAGTTGGGGAGTGCGGAAGGTGAGTTAAGTGTAGACGACCTACGGAGACTCCCCGGTGCCGAGGAATATTCGGATGAAGAGTTGCTTGCCGAGTGGACGAAAGCGCAAGCGGCGGTCGCGAGCGGCGAGGGAGAAGAAGGCGAAGAAGCGGAAGAATTCAAACTCCCCTTCCCGCTCTTCGATGAAAAGGGAAACGCGGTTGAGAAGGTAGACGACATCAACTTCAAAGACTTCCTCGCGGGGAAGTACCAAATCGGCTACAACGCGAATGGGAAGGAGCAGAAGAAGGCGCTCGCCGATGTCATTCGCGTCGCGCAACTCGGACACTACAAAGAGAGTCAATTCGGCGTTGCGCAGCAGGAGCGGAATCAACTCTTCCAAGATTTGACCGCTGCCACACGCCAACTCGACCAGGCGAATAAAGATCGAAAGGCGTGGGATCACGCACTAACCCAGTTTGCACAAGGCAACATCGAGCCGATGCAGAAGATTGCCACTGCCTATCAACAAGCGCTGGCGCAGATGCCTGCCGACCCGCAGCCGAATGTGGAGCAAGAGCGGCAGTTTGAGGAGCAGGGTTATCAATTCATGTATCAACACGTTGTGCCGAAAGCGGCGGAGATTGCCGCGCGGTACGGGGTGAATGCGGGCGAGGTCACGCAGGCGATTGTGCAGTTGATTCAGCAAGAGCCCGTGCGCTTCCTGACGCGGGAGAAGATTGACCAGATTATCAACTATGAGATGCCTGCACTCATTGAACAAGCGGGGCATGCACCGAATGGACAGCAGCAAACGCAGCAACAGCCGAGTAATGAGGTTGCCGCGTTGAAAGAGCAGTTGGCCGCCGTGCAGAAGACGTTGGCGGAGCAGGCGAATGCGCGTACGCAGGCTGTACGCGACAAATCGCGCCGTGCTCCTCCTGTCGGTGGTGGAAGTGTACCGGGCGCGGGCGATGCAATGCCTGCGTTGAAGAATCGTGAAGATATGAAGGCCTGGTTGAGAGGTGAGAAGTAATGCAACTGCTAAGAACGATGAACCAGACGGATAAGGGGAGAATGTGGAGAGCGATTAACTCCGCAGTTGGCACTCCTATTGCGGTAGCCAATAGCACAGCATTCAGCGACACCGCCGCGATATTTGCTCTCTTCAACAATTCTGCGGCTATTGTTGCTGGGGCAGCGCCACCGGGCAGAATGATTTACCCGAGCTACCTCAGACTAATTGTCGCGGCAAGCCAAACAACTGCGACTAGCTTTCAGCTAGCGGTGAGTATTGATACTAAGCAGCGTGGTGTTACTGCCGATAGTGGTACACAAAAGACCGTTGCTGATTCTGACGGGCTTGGCGTTGATGTTAGCGCCGGTGCACCAATGACGGCAGCGACAAGCATTTCAATCGTACAATTTGGCGCATTAACTCCTACGGCCCAATCGCCCAATCGTAGATTTGTTCTACGCTCTTCTGCTAAAACGCAGGCGGCTCCAGCATTAACTGTTGGAGACGAAATCTTTATCAGCTTCGGCGGAGACGATCTAGGCCCTGGACCGATTAGTGGAGCAGCGGCAAGCAGAATCGTTGTTCCGTCTGATTTGGTTTCTATTGGCCCAGGCGGACTAATGCTTGTTCATGCATGGGGGCCCGCTGGTACTGTTGCGGCTCAGTTTGAGTACGAAGCAGGCTGGGCGGAGTTGTCGTAATTGCTCTACTTCGTCCGCCATGCTTCAACAGAACTGAACGCAGGCGATCCAGCAGACCCGCGCGATATGTTCCGTGGCTGGACGCAGGCACCACTCTCCGATTTTGGTCGTAAGACTACTCGGCAGACCGCTGCGTGGTTTCGCAACCGCCCGGTGGATGCGATTATCAGCAGCGATTTGCCCCGCGCGGCGGAGACTGCGCAACAAATTGGGCAAATGGTGGGGATACAACCAACGTTTGACCCTCGCCTGCGTCCGTGGCATATTGGGCAACTCACTGGACAATTGATTACGCCGAAGTTGAAAGAGTATGTCAACGACCTGCAGACGAAGCGGCAGAATGAGCCAGTGCCGGGTGGGGAAGCGTACAACGATTTTCTACAGCGGTATGGAAGCGCATTGCCTGAAATTCTGCAGGCTGCTCAGCAGCAAAATATCGTTATGGTCGCCCACCACCGCAATTCCCTTTCGCTTGCGCAGTTGCTATATGGCAAGCCCACGCAGACGCAAGGCCCGCCGGACCCCGGCGGCATCGCACTAATCACTCCACGCGGCGTGCAGCCGGTATTCACGCCGCCCGCCGTCCTCGCCGGGCAGTATAAAGAGCGGGCGTCGTCGTGAGTTTGACACACGACCTTACCTACTTCGCGTTGAGCGAATTTCACCGCCCGGATTTGGTTAATGAGCGGGCTGCCCGCTTGCTTAACGACATACGCGGCGTGTACGGCAGCCCACTAACCCTGACGAGCGACGCACGGACGGTTGCGGAGGAGACGTTGCTCCCCGGGCACGCGCAGCCGCCGGAGTCGAGCTTGCATGTACGCGGACAAGCCTTCGATATCCGCACACGTGACTTAACGAACGAGCAAGTGTGGCGGTTGGTGAAGGCGGTGTATACGATTAGCGTCGGGCAGGGCGGGGTTGAGTTGGAGCTATCGCCAACGCATCTCCACGTCGGCTTCTTCTTCGATGGACGCTTGGATAAGCTGCTAGTGGCGGACGGATGAATATTTTCAGCATAATCCCCGGTGTGCTTAAAGCTATTGGGAAAATCACCGGATTAGACATTGTAAACAAAGCGGCAGACGCTCTCTCCACCACACAACTAACGCCGGAGCAGCAGGCGGATTTGCAAAAAGCCCTAATCGCCGAAACTGTCCAACTGCGCCAATTGGATATTGACGAGTTGAAGACGGTGGTGAGCGAGTCAATCGCCGAGATACAGTCGGCGGATAAATATGTCAGCCGAGCAAGACCGACGGGGTTGTATCTCTTTTACCTCGCAACGTTTGCGGTAACTGTCGCACTAATTTTGGGCGTTAAAGTTGATTCCACCGCGATTCTCGCCACACTCGGCCCACTTGGAGGTGTCGGTGGGACATATGTTTACAGGCGGACGACGGAGAAGCTTAATGGCGGCGGCGCTGAGTAAGCCCTTGACATTTGCATTTTGCGGTAGTATACTCACACAACGGATTGCTGGGGCGACTGGCATTTATCGCGCAATGCGGTAATCCCTCCCGCCACGCTCGTCCCAGCACTCCTTCTCTCCGAGGTGACGCTATGCGCTGGATTTTGTACTTCGCACTAGTTGCCTTTTCTCTCTATCTCTACTACAATGCCCTATAATGCAATCGCGACTTGGTTGTATCTTATTGGCACGCCTGAACGCGCGCTTAAACTGCGCGGGCGCGTGGAACGCCTTGCACCACCACCTTTCGACCCTTATTTTGGAGTCGAAGCTGCTCAGTGTCCCACTACCGTCCTTTTTGGACTCGCGCAGTCGCAACGCTTGTATGCGGACCCGCGTTTTCGTCCCGCGCTCGACGCGTGGGATACGGGGGAAGTAGTGGCGGCGGATATCCGCCGGTTATGCTTGTGCATTGAGAAGGGGCAGTATGATGGGCCGGTGTATTCGCCAACAGGGAGGACGTGAGGCCATGAGCCCCA